TCAGCCCAAGTTGCTTTTACAGTCCACATATCACTAGCAAAAAAACCTGTGAATTGCTTACGACCCCTACGTACTTCATTAAGGGTTAATGTATTCGCCATGATAAAATCCTCTATTTATAAATTATAAAAAATGGGAGCAGGGCGAACCATACTCCCGTTATATTACTCAGGTGATATAATACATACACCAGCATCGTCACGAAGCTCACCTACACCGTAGATTGTATCTGCGGTAAATAGGTCAGATAAGTACTCTTGCATATATTGACTTTGAGCGCGAACACCCATTTGCTCAACATACGCTATTGCTGAACGATGAAATAAGCAGTTAGCTCTATATCCCGTACTACCATCATCAGCATCAAAACTAGCTACGTTAGTAGATACGTATATTGGAACACCGTAAACATCACCGATATGACCATTACGAATAGTATTCGCAGGTCCACCTTCACCAACAAACGCTTGTTCAGTAAAACGAGAAAGACCCATTAGGCTTTTCTTTTCTACTGGAGCGATAACAAGATAACGTTCTGATAAAGGAACGTCTGCGTCATCTAGTGTTTGAATTACTTTGCGAAGACCAGCGTCAGCAATAGCAGTACCGTTACCAGTATTTGTATTTGCTGCGTCATTAAAAGCGGTTGTACCGTCAGAGCCAATGACTCCTGCGGTATAAGAGCTTCCATCTGCTGTAGCACCGTTTAAGGCTTCAAACAACCCATGTAAGTGAGTATCAACTTGTTTAGCTAATGCAAATCCAGCATCGTCAGTATAAAACTTACGATAACTATCAATTGCTTGAATTTCAGCCATGTCTTCAATTAAGCGAGAGTATTCAAAATGCTTGTCAATTGAAATATCTTTTTTGGTCGCTGTATCTGTGATAAGTGTTACTGCGTTAGCTCCTACACCTTTAGCAGATGCGCTACCACGAGCCTGCACAGGAATATGTACAGTATCACCTTTTTTGCCGTTGTGCATAATCTTTGTTACGAGATTAGCTACGACAAGGTTTGCTTTAAATGCACCAATAATCTCGTCCGACCACATTTCAGGTATATAATTCGCCTGTGTAGTAATCGTTTGAGAATTGGCTGCTGAGAAAGCTGCCATTTTACTTCTCCTTTGTTGTTAAATTATCTATCTAACCCTACCTTCAGAATACGCTTGTCTGATTTCATCAGCCATTTCGTAATACTTGTTAGGATTAGTAGCTCTTAGGTTAATAAGTTCTCTACGAGAGAAAGTTTTGGTTGACGTTTGACCTGTACTACCAGACTCGGTGCTAAGCTCGTTAATCTTTTGTTTCGTTGCTTTTTGAGTTTCAGCCTTAGAAGGGGTTTCCTTCGCAGGGTTCAATGCTTTCCAAGTATCTAACAATTCAACGGCAGCATTATATTCAAGCTGGTCATTGGCGCGTCTATACAAATCTGCTCTAATAGGTGACGAATTGACCCAATCAGAAAATTCAGGAGAAGCTGCGATAGTCATATAATCAGGGTGCTGTTGTTCTAACTTATCTCTAGTAGAGACATCTTGGTTAGCTTTTAGTTCGTCCCTGACAGGACGTAGCTCTTGCTGTATCATTTTTCTTACGGATTCTAACGGATTATCATAGTCAAACTCTTTAGGTTGCTCTTCTTGTTGAGCCTGCGTTTGCCTATTTTTATCTAGCTCTTGCCGTAGCAAGTCGTCTGCAAGCTTGCGAGTGTCACCTAACTCTTGGGCTTGCCGACCTAGTTTTTTTTCTAATTCCTCATAAGATTTAGACACATCTGCAATAGACTTATCTTTAAACTTATCAGGAACTTCATATTCTGGTTCTTTATTTTCAGGTTCTGCTGCAACCTGTTGTTCTTCTAGTTCATTTTGTGCATCAACCGTATCTTGAACATTTTTATCTAGTATCAGTACTTGTTCTTCTGCCATATCTATTTCCTCTTAGTATTAAGTTCACCATGTGTTTCATGTATTCTTTCCCATTTACTAGCAGCAGTGGGAAAGTGACCTGTAATACCTTCCAATTTGAATTGAGAGGCTGATATAACAAACTTACTTAGCTTATTACATTCTGGACAGGGCTTTTCTGCTTCTCTGTCTGCTAATGAACATATCTTAGAAAATCTACCGTGCGTATTACACGAATACTCGTATAACATTACCCACCATCCTCTATTTGTTCAATATAATTTTTATCATCTTCTTCTTTTTCTTGTCTTCTAGCCTCATCATACATATTTTCCATGTTATTTTCTAATGATAATATCATGTCAATATAATGAATAGCCCCTTGCAATTTACCTAATTCAAGTTCTGATTTAAGTTCATAAAAACCCGCTTTAAATAAAGCATCTCTTTCTTCTATAATTGTTTTTTTATACAATTCCCAACCTTTAGAACCAAACATTTCAAAGTAAGATTCATAAACATCTTCGTGTTTCTTCAACATAAGTTACCCTCTAGGTTATTGGGGGAGTCCCCGCCTGTGCAGCTAATTGCTCTTGTTGCCCTTGTACTTGTTGCTGTTGTTGTGCTTGTTGCTGTTGTTGCATTTGTGCTTGTTGTCTTTCTCTTTCTAATTTCTCAGTATCTACTTCTAATTGTTTTATACCACGAAATCCCTGAACTACATTATCATCTTCAATTTGTTCAGCTTTAGCAAGATTAAGAATACCAGCAGTCTTCTTATAAACCGCATCACTTCCAGCTTTAAACTCATTTGTTTCTGCTTTCTGTGCTTCTATCTTAACAAGTTCCATTTGAACTGGGTCAACTGGAGGTTCTTGTGGTTGTAGGCTTTGTTGTAATTGCTGGTCAATAATAGGCATCATTTCTTCTCTATTAGAAATGCTACTTAATTCGTATAATGATTTTATTAACATCCAATAACTAGGAGAGTTTGGAGGAGAAGTATTTAATAATTGTACTAATTGCTGTACTTCTAATTCCCTAGCCATAATTCCTAAAGTAGAATTAATAACAAATCTTAAATTCATTACTGGATACTTTTCAGAATCTAATTGCATATAACGATAAGCAGACTTTTTAACCCACTCATCTAATAAATTAATTTCTATATTTTGTAAAGTTCTTTTATTACGTTTAATTGCGGCAGTAGTAATCATACTCATACCAGTAGCCGTTGTATTGCGTGGGTTTTGTCCAGTAGGAGCTGCTGCTTGAAACGCACCAGTTCCCATTTCAACCATTCTTTCTAAATCTCCTGATTGATTAAAAGATAAAGATGTAGGAGGTTGGAAATTTATAGGTTGTATAGCTTCCGCTGCTGGTCCATTAGTAAATATAGACCTACCTGGATAAACTTTAAAAGTAGTATTCAAATCTCGTGGAACTAAAGCTGCATTAATAGCAATCATAGGATGAATAGCATAACTCATAGCATCTATTCTTCCTCGTAATTCCGTATCTAAGGCTTTCTGAGGAGAATATCCTTTTTCAGCTATGCCCCTACCCCAAAATCTATTCGGTACTCTATCGTGCTGATATGCAATTATAGACCTATCTTGCATAAAAAATGGATTTTCTACAGCCCTAAGCAGTATTCCATCATTTGCTATAGTAACTATAGCTTCAACAGTATCTGATTTTTTAGGTGGCTCTTCTGATAATATATTTAGTTCTTCTTCTACTGCTGCGCCTATAGGTTCTAATAATTCTGATGGTACTCTACCATGATATTCTGTAATTTTTACCCAATCGTGTTTATTTAACGGAGTTGCTTCTCCCCTAGCCCAATAGTCACTATCGTCTTTACCACCACCTAGCTCTACATTAGCATAAATACCATCATCTTGTTTTCTTTTTACTGCGTCTTTGTGCGTATATAATATATGTGCGCACCCTTCAGCATCATTTATATTTTTAGCTAATGGGTCTATAGCAAATTCCATTGGGTCTATAGCTATTAAAGAAACTTCTGGAACTATTGTTTTCTCCGAGGTTAAATTTCCCTCTTCGTCTTGTACAGGAACTCTGGTTTCTCTAGCTTTTACTACTACTTTACCAATACCTGTTCCATATATAGCGCCATTAAGAAATATCTCAGACATAGCACCAGGAACTTTAGCCAATTCGTATTCTTTTAATAATTGGTCTATAAAAAAGCCCATAACTTGCTGTTCTTCTTCGCTCTCTATACTGGATTTATCTATATCAACCCAGCGCTTAGAACTAAAAACAGCTTCTTCTAATTCTGCAACAGTTACTTCTATAGCTTGTTGTAAAGCTGGAGCAATCAGTTGACTTCGCTCACTCTCTCTAGTTTTATCTTCAGCTTTCCAAAGACCTCTCCAAAGACGATAATATTCATTCCACTTAGCTCTAAAGTTTGTATTTCTATAGTCTTCCCAATCACGAACTTTAGATACTATCCATCCTGCTAAAGGGTCTGTAGCCTTATCATGTCCGTCTGCTGTTGACTTATTTTCGTTTACTACAATACTATTTACCATTAATATCCTGCCTGTTTATCTAGTGGACTCCAAGTATCAATCCAAGATTGGTCTATATATGAAGTTACTGCTATTTGGTCTATATACGCTAATGCGTCTAACATATCATCATGTGTTAATTGTGATGGAAAATCTAAAGCTTGTTCTATTAATTTTTTTAAATATTCACCTTTACTAAAAGAAACTCTTCCATGTTCTAATCTTCCTTGTAATGCCCACGTAATACGCTCTTGTTTCTTTTTACCACCATGTGTTACTTCAACTACATTTGGAAACGTATTTAATCTTCTCATTTGATCTGTTAAGTATGGCATAATAGCGTTCTTTAAACTTCCTTTTTCAATACCTACACTTACTGGTTTATATTTCTGAGCTGTTCTTAATATTTGTATACTTGTTTCTCTGACATCCCACCTACCAGTTACTATATCTTTTACGTGCCACCCCTCTGGACCAGCTTTTACAACAGCTATTGCACACTCATCTAGTCTTGCTAACTTACTTGTCATCTTTCTACCTTGTAAATCTACAAAACCCGCTGGGTCAACAGTAACATAGTACTGACCTTCTGGTTCTTCTTCTACTACCTTGTCAAACCACTCTTCTTTAAATACATTACCACCACCACTTCTAAAAGAAGCTTGATATTCTTGTAAAAATACTTCAGAAGACAACGTATTTCTAGCATTTTCTACTTCATCTTCTGGGACAAAAGGATTATCTGCCGTATTATACTCAAAAGAGTCCCAATCATCTAATTTATTAGCAGTTAAAAACAAATTATAAAAATGATTCTTCCCCGCAGGTGTTCCTATGAACAATGCCCCACCTTTTACGTCAGATAGTGTAGGTCTTATAATTTCTTCCCATACTGAAGGCTTCATAGTAGCATACTCATCTAAAACTACGTAACTTAGACCAACACCCCGAAGAGTATCTGGTCTATCAGACCCTTTTATGTGGATTTCCCTTCCATTTATTAGTTTTACTACTCCAGTATTCTCTAAAGTGTCCTTTATAACTCCTTCGCCTAGCCCTTTTATGAGTTTCCACATAATATCTTTCCCTTGTTGGAAAGTTGGAGCTACGTAATAGGTTACAATCTGTGGTCCTAGCTTATAACCAAACTCGTTTTCTTCTTTTAAAGCCTCTATAAGTAAAGTTACAGCAGAAAGGTAAGATTTTCCAAATCTTCTACCTGCCGCACAGACTTTAAATCTCTTTG